CGCCGTGCCATGCACTACAGCTGCTGCATCCGCCTCATCAATCACTGCCACAGGGTTGGATGATTCAATCTCTAGCGAGGCAATAAAATCCTTATCAAAGATCACGCTGACAGGGCTGCCACCGATGGTGGCAACCTCGCCAAAATCCGCAAAAAACGGTGCGCGATCTTCAATAAACATTTTACTGTTTTGCCTCAGCTTCTTTTTCAGCAGCTTCTTTTTCAGCAGCTTCTTTTTCAGCAGCTTCTTTTTCAGCAGCTTGCGCCGATTTTTTTAATTCAGCTTTAAGCTCTTTGGCTTTATCCGAGCCATCAACAAACGCATGCCCATGACCAAGTAAAAATTTAGCATCAGCTTCAAGTGCCGATACCACATCACCAAGTTCACGATGTTTACCTGCAACCATGCAGCTACGTTTCATTAAGATTTTGATTTTTTTCACGGTTTGTTTTTTCGCTTTGGCACCATCATCGGCAGCTTTAGCAAGCCCAACATTAACAAGATATGTGCCGTCTTGTTCAGAGACATCCACAACCTCACCCTTTTCGCAATGCAGGCCAGCAATGGCACAATCGCGTTCTAGTTTTATTTTCATCACACACCTCAAATTTATAATGGTTAAGACGGGAAGGCTTGCGCCCTCCCGTACTTATCAAGCAATAATATCTGTAATTGCTGCAAATGATTCAGGATGACGAACACCACAATCAACAAACTGCAATGCAGAAATTTTGATATTGCCCACACCTGCTGAGAATGGATCAACTTGCAAATTCAAAGCGCCCCATTCACCAATGAATAAATCAGACCAATTACCGAATAACGCCGTTGACAAGCCCGTGCCTGTGCCTTTCGTACCAGCTTTGGTGACTTGATTAGAACGAATTACGTCATACCCGTTTAAGCCCCCAACCGATGTTGGAAGATCGCGATCTCGCGAGCTAAACAAATATTCGCCAGTCGATGTTTTTAATTTCTTTAAAGCACCAACGACACGCGCATTGGTCAAATAAGCCATAGAGTCGCCATCGACATCTGAATCAGCCACCAATGTTTCAAGATCAACAAATGCATCAACATCTATTAATGCCGCACCGTTTGCACCCAGGGCAACGGAGCCAATGCCTGCTGTATTCAAAATGCCTGTTGGTTGATTGCCAGCGCCTGTTCCACTAATCGCTGCCAAATCAATCGCCAATGCCAAGGCGGTAGCTAAATCTCGGCGAATAAAAGCTTCCATATCCAAACTTGATTGAATCAAGTTTTGCATAGTAGTTTGCGTTAATGCAGCCACGCCTTTCGGGCTAAGATTCACGCTGTCAAACGCCTGATCGTCAGGGGTTGGTTGCGCACCTTCAGCCACCCAAAACGCATTCGCGCCTGCGGACTGACGAGGAATCGAGATGTTACCATCAAGGCCACCCAATACAGTTGCGCCCATATCGCGCACTTTCATTTTAGCACGCAGCAAATCAATAAAGCTGGACCCTAATACATCTGTTTGAATGGTTGGTGCGGAAACCGTGGTGGTTACTGCACGACTCAATACATCGGTTGGCACCATAATGCCCTTATGTTTGCCGCCCATGCGTTGGGCTGTTGCCGCGCAAACATCGCGCTCAAAACCAGCCTGTGAATAATCATTCGTTGCAGCCGCCAAAAGCAAACGCTGGAATGAAAACGAGCCAGCTTCCGCAGCAGTCAACCCAAGTGGGCTGCTCTGGTCAGCGGCGCGCTCATTCATTTTTTCCAAGATGGATTCACGGAATGCATCGACGCTTTTGCCCGCTGCAATTGCTTCACGTGCCAAATTAATTTCAGCACCGTTCAATGAACCCGCCGCACGTTGTGCCACTGCTTCAATTTCCTGTGTGCGTGTACGCTCTGTTTGAATAGCATCCGCACGTTCTTCACTGCGAACAGCGTCCAGATCAATAGCTGGCGCGCCCTTCTCTTTGTCGTTGACTTTAACCTTCATGTCAACCTCCTTTCGTTGTGTGATTTCAGGCATTGCGCCTGCCTTGCTCTCGGAATGCTCCGAAACTGAACGACCAACACCAACTGATGGGTCGGCTGGTACAGATACGAGAGAAACCTCAAATGGCTCCCATCGTGTGATGCGGTAGGTGTCGCCTTCATCACCTGTTTTTTCAAGTTGCGCTTCATGAATTTTGTAGCCCACCGACACCTTGGTGCGGATGCCATCAAGCACATCTTGAAATACTTCTTGGCCGCGTTGCGAACGTGAAAACTTCACCACTGCACGCCCAACCTTGTCACTATCAATGCGTGCCGATACCACCACACCCACTTGGTCGCGATGCGAGTGATCCATCAGCAATGCCGCACCATCTACCATGCGCGACATGTCCACCGATTCAGATTTATGATCGAGGATTTCAATACCAAACCAGCGCTCATACTCAAGCTCGCTGGAAAATGCCAGCTCAACTGTGCGGGCTTCTTCATCAATAGCGCGGGTATCCAAACTAAATTCACGCTGCAATGTTTCGGATTGCATGCGTTCTTGAATATCTTCCTTAATCTTATGCATCGGCTAACTCCTGCGACATTTCATAATCCACCTGTTTCATCATAGATTTCATCTTTAAATCTGCCTCTTCAGGCGAAATGCCAAGTTTCTCAAGTGCTTTATTTTCACGGGCGATTTCAGCCCAAACTTCGTCAGGGTCACGCCCTAAATCGCGGATAATTTCAGAACGCGATTTAAGCATAAGCTCAATACCTTTCGCATTAGCGTTCATGTCTTTTTGTGGATCAACCCAAGCCCATCGCCGTGGTTGAAACGAAACTTGGCGGAATTTATCAAAGCGATCTGCGGGTAAGGGTTTCATAATCCCCTCTTTGCTTGGCACTTTGAGCGTTCCGATGGCTAATTGCGTATCAAGCCAGTTTTCAAAGACAGGGCGCATAAATGAATCAATCAACCAGGTCTGCAACCCTTTCCATTGTTCGCGCTCTTCAAGAACCCCCGCACGAATGGAAGAATAATTCACACCTTCCAAATCATTCGCCAAACCGTTGTAAGCCACGCCTAAGCCAGAGGAAATCCCGCGCAAGGTCGCTTTGATAAAATCGCCAAATTGTTGATGAGGATAATCAGGATTAAATTGTGTGAAATCATAACCCTCAGGCAACACTTCAAATATACCTGGTTCAGCATCTTGAATAAATTCACCTTCCAGCGTTTCATCATCTGCCAAAGGGTCTGCACCGTCGCCTTCAGCCGTTGTAAAAAAGCCCATCTTGGATGCGCCAATACGTGCTGCAATCACCGCAGCCTCTTCATAACCATGCAGATTCTTCATCCGCACCAATGCAGAGGCCATCCATGGCACACCGCGTGTCTGGTCAATCATTTCAGGCAAAAACAAATGCAGCATTTCATCAGCAGGTACACGTGTGTGCTTGCCCGTGTAATAACTGGAGCGATACACATCATCGGGCGCATCGAGTAAATAATAAGCAAGGTGTTTGCCGTGTTGATCCAATTCAACACCCATGTGAATACGCACACCGTTCGGGCGCGTTTCATTAAAGCGAATATCCAGCAATTCAGGATCAATCAATTTTAATTGGAAGCCATAAGGCCCCGAAGAAATTTGGCGCACCAGGCATTCACCATCCACTGCAACCGTGGCAATAATCAATCGGCACATTTCGGTTAATGTTAAGCGACCAGCCGCATCACAATACCGCGACCATTCGCGCCATGTCGATTCAATCGCATCTTGCGCCAATTTATCAGGCTGACCATCTGCATCGGCAACCTTACTTTGCATGATGATGCCTTGTGGACCAACAATGTTTGATTTGCACATGGCAATAAAACGGCGGGCATAATCATTGTTGCGATATTGCTCACGCGAACGTGAACGAAGCGATTGCAAACCCTGCCAAATATGCCAATCGGCAGGGGTCGGAGTCCCGCCCCATCCTGTGTTCAGGCGATTGGAAACCGCTGCGGCATAATTTCGTTTATGTTTGTTGCGACCTGACGTGGATGCG